CGGTCGCGAGGTCTTATTTGCGGACCATCGGCGAACCGAGCCATTGCGCGACGTCATTCGGCGAGCCGACGAGCACCGGCGCATTGACCGGACCCCATGAGCCGATACCGACCGCGCCGAGAATGTTCGACGGTACGCCGTTGATGATGAGGGGCGGCGGCTGAATCGACAGATAGACGCCGGGAGCCGAGAGGGCTGAAAAATTCAAACTGCCAGCTTGATAAATCGGCATTATTTAGCCTCCTTCGCGACCTTCACGCATTTGTCGGCGTGACCTTCGTCGATCACCTTCTGAATTTCGGCCGAATCACTGATACGCGTGCCGCGCTCGGTGAAGCCGAATTGATGCAGCACGACGAGTTCGTATTCGAACGTCGGCGCGTCGTCTTGCTTTGCCATGTGGGAGAGGGTTCCTAGACGGGTTTTAGAACGGCGCCTGCATCGGTCACGATGTTGAGGTCGCCGACAATGACTTGCGGCGCATTGATGACCTTCGTCGTCGAGTAATCGACGCGATAACGGAGGTCACGACGAAAGAGCCGCGCTTTCTCGCCGATGTCCTGCTGCGGGCTGTCCGCGTAGATGATTCGCGCGTTGAAGCCATCGGGCATCGCGAGAAACACGAGGTCGGCGAGATTCGGGTCGATCACGTTGACGAGCGCCGAGCGTTGCGCCGGCGTGCTGCACCAAAGCGTGATTTGAAACATGCGGTCTTGGTTTTTGATGACCTTGATCGCGGTTCCAGTGCCGCCCGTTCGCAGCGCGCCGAGCGCTGCATTCGCGGGCAGAGTGATGTTCGCGCCCGAGCTTGTCGCGCCGGGATAGTCCTGCGCGATGACCGCGGCGAGCGCGGCGGCGATGCTTGTCAGCGTGTCGGTCGGCTGCACTGCGTAGGAATACGGCGAGTTCCCGACGAAGACCGCGAGGTTTTGCGCCGAGAACGGAACAGGCATTGCGCCGCCGACTGTTACGACGCGGCCCGCCTTCGCGAGCGTGATCGTCGGGGCGAAGGTCGCGAGCGGTTGCCAACCCTGCATGTAGCGGGTCGTTTTGCGCTCGGTTGCGGTTGCGTAGATCGACACATGCGCGACGCCGGCCGCGAGGTCGGAATCGAGCGTTGCGGCAGTGGGCCAACCGGCGCCCACGCGCACAGGAAAGCCGACCGCTGAAGGGTTGTTCGTGCCGTTCGGGTAGAGCCAACCGGCGATCAACCCGACGAGCACGTTCTGAACGTCTGCTAGATCGCTCATGTCTGCCCCTGTTGTGCGGTGATGCGCCAGCCGAGGTCCGTCAGTTCCGCGCTCGACACGATGTAGCGGCGCCCGAGTTCGTCAGCGATCAGGTCGCCGGCGCGCAGGATGACGCCAGGCGCCTCCGGGAGCAGCACCGCACACCACGCATCGCGAACGTCACCAGGCAGCGCGACGCCGCCTTTCTCGCCCTTCGTGCCTTGCAGCACCGAAGCCGGCCAACCGCTCATCAGCGGCGTCTCGTTCGCCGCGGTCGTGCCCTCATAGTCTGAGACGGCGCCATATGCGGTTTGAACCTGCGGGCGCGTGATATTGACCGTGCGATTGCACTCGACGACGAGAATCGGCAAAAGCGGTTGTTGAGCGGCGACGAAGAATTTCCCGGTATCGCCGATGAGGTAATCGCCAACCTGCGTAACGCGACCGTCCATCACGGCGAACCATGTCGGCTTGCCGTATTTGTTCGGGCGCCGATAGGTCATGTCTTCGGCGTTCAGACTCGCGAGAAAGCTTGTCGCAACGATCGTCGCGGCGCTCATGTCGACCGACGTCGGCCGGTAGAGCGTGAACGAACTGCCGAGCCGCTTCGCGACCTGCGCATACCCCTTGTAGACCTGGGCTTGAGCTTTGGCGCCGTCCATCAGACCACCAGCGCGATAGAACCGCCGCCGCCCGAGATGCCGAAGCCAGGTCCGGGCGGAATGCCGAAGAACGCGCACAGGCGCCGGCGCGTCGAGTCGAACAGCGCTTCGCGGTCGCGCTGCTCGTTTTTGTTGTGCGTCCATACCGCGGCGACGTCGGTATCGAGGTTGTCGCTCGTGCCGTAGATCGCCGTTTCGAGCGCGGTGAGGTTCGTCAGGTAGTTGACGACAACCGCTTGCATGTGCGACACGCGATATTCGAGCGTGCCGTAATGCTGATAAAAGCGATGCCCGAACGCTTGAACGGGATCGCCACCAAAGAGCGCAAAGCCGCAAAAGCGTCGAACATCGACCCGTTGAGCGTCGGTGAGCATTAGCCTTGCTCTCCATTGATGCCGAGCAAGCGCGCGCCGCGCTCGATCAGCAGTTTGATTTCGGCTTTTGCCGTCACGACTTCACCCGCGAGCCATGCTTGCAGGTCGCCGGCTTCGTCGTAAAAGCCGTGAGGCGCCGCGAGCGTCACCGATTCCGGGAGCGCGGGCGCATTCTTTGCCGCCTTGGCGGGCTTCGTGACCTTCGGTGCGTCTATCGGTGCATCCGAGGTCGCGAGAGGCGCCTGTGCGCCTTCTGGCGCGGTTGCGTCACTCATGATTTCCTCGTGAAGAGGGGCGCCGAAGCGCCCCATGACCGATTAGGCCGATTCGATCACGACAGCGCGCTTGTAATAGCTGTTCGTCGCGGTCGGGATGATGTTCTGGTTCGCCGTGACGTCGGTCGGAACCGCGAAACCGCCGATCCAATACCACGATTGCGCGATGATCTGTTGCAGGCGGTCGAGCGGCTCGCGCGTGACCATTGCAACGCCGTCGATCATTTCAATCAGCGCGTTGTCGTCGCCGATTTCGTTCTGCGTGATCGCCTCGTAATCGCCTTCGATCAGCGCGCCTTGACCGCACATGATGCCGCGGTGAACAGCGACCGAACCGAGCGTCTGTTGCGGTGCTTCGACGGTCGGGATGATGCGCAGGCCCATCAATTCCATGACCTGACCCGTCTGATACGCTTGCGAGCCGTACTGACCTTGATAGAGCAGCTTGAAGTCCGCATCCTTGAACAGACCCTTCAACTGCGCGTTGTCGGCGTAGAAGTTGTACAGGCCGCCGATCGTCGGCACGCGGTTGTTGCGCAGCACCGTCACGCCGGCGAGCAGGTCTTGCATCGTGAGCAGGTCGCCCGCGACGATTGCCGAGGTCGAGAGACGAGCGTTCGGACGCAGCACCGAAGCGGCGTTCGAGGCGATGACCGAGTTGCCGGCCGTCGCGTCGGCGACGGTCACGTTGCCCGAGAACGTCAGCGTGCCGCTCACGCCTTGCGGTGCGGTCGACACGTTCGAGCCGTCGACAGCGACGCCGGTCAGCGTGTAGCTGTTGCCGTTCGCGAAAACGACCGTCAGCGTGTTCGTGCCGGAGACCGGAACGAGAACACCGTTCACGCTCACGTACTGGAAGCCGCGCACGTCGTCGACAGCAACCGTTGCCGCCGGAGCGCCGAGAGTCGTGCGAACGCGGGTGTTGCCCGACAGGTATGCGCCGAACAGCTTGTTGCGCGCGAGGCGGTCGAGCGATTGCAGCGCTTGAACGCCGTTCACATGCGCGTTCTGAAGGAACTGCGACGCGATGCCGACGCGAGTCGTGACCATGTTCAGGTCCATCGTGTCGCCGTACATGTCGATACCGAGCGTGTACTGCTCGATCGTCCAACCGCTCGGCGTCAAGCCGTTGTCGAGGTTGGTGTTGCCGGCCGGGTTCAACGGAGCCGTAACGGGCGCCTTCAGGCCGCGGCGGGTCTTGGTGATCGTTTCACCGACCGCGTTCGCGAACTTCTCGCGATCGGCGACAGCGCGGTACGTGATTTGCGATTCGAGGCCCGATTGAAATTCGCGAGCCAGGAAACCTTGCTGAATCGCCGGTTGAAGAGCGGCGGGGAAATTGCTGATCGGCATGTGTGATGCGTCCTTAAAAGCAAAAAGCCCGCACAGTGGCGGGCTTCGTTGGATGGGTTACTGCTCGGTTTCGGGCGGGTTTAGCGCGACGCCTTCAGGTACGCCGCTTTCTGTGCCTCGTAATCCTTCGCGTCTGCGGTGCGAACATCGACCGGCTTCGGGTCGCCGGCAGGCGGCGTCTTGCTCGTGCTCGACGTGCTCACTGCGGCGAAGAGGTACGGTTTCGCTTTCTTCGCGGCGTCGAACAGTTCGTCGGCGCCGATGAGGTCGCCTTTCTCGTCGAGCTTCACGCCGGCGAGGTCGAGCACCTTCAGCGCGTCGTTCACGTCGACGACGCCGTGCTTTGCCGCGACCGCTTTCAATTCGGCGCGCAGCACGCGATCGTTCGCGGCTTGTTCGGCGGCGGTGAGCGCGTCTTTGCTGCCGGTTTCGAGTTCCGCGACCTTCGCTTTGAGCGTCGAGAGTTCGGTGTCGCGTTCGCTGATCTTCAGCCTCCACGACTTGTTTTCTTCGCGCAGTTCGCTCACGTACTCGCGGGAAAAAGACTCTTTCGGCGCTTGTCGGTTGTCCGGTGCGTTGCCGCCAGCGTCATCGCCATCGGCGCCGAGGCGGAACGTTGCGGAGAAGCCGAGCAGGAAGGAAAGGAGATTCGAGATTCGCATGTGTGTGGATTCGGGCATCTGCCCGCCCTAAAAATGAAAAAAGCCCGCATCGAGCGGGCCGTTCGGTGTTGCGCATCGAGCGCGATCAGTTGCCGGTGTTATCCGGCACTGGTTTCAGTGCAACCGCCTTCGCGACCTCGCGAGCGTCCGCATCAGCGGTTTCGCCCTTGATCCGCGCGAGTTCGGCGGGAACGTCTTCGACGTCGTATTGCTCGGCGATCGATTCCGTTGCGGTTTGCTTCGAGAGCAAGCCGCCCGACGTCAGTGCGCCGAGCGTCGTCGCTTCGTTGGTCTTATCTGCCCAGGTCGGGGCATACCATGCCGGCCATTTCAGCGCGAACGGCTTGTCGGTCTGGATGGCGGGAATCTTCTCGCCTTCGGAGTTGACCAACGCGGCTTTCTGCGACGCCTTCGCGATCATGCGATAGAGTTGCAGCAAGCCCTTTTCGCCGTATGAAATGCGCAGCTTGTCGGCGAGCCAGATAAGCGCCTGATTCATGAGTTCCATCGCGCGACCCGACTGCGCTGCGGCGATCTTGTCGGCGTCGGCCTTGTTGCCGTGAATCGATTCGAGCGCAACCTGTCGCGCGAGACGCACGTATTCGAGCAGCGCGTTCGTGCCGTCACCGCTCATTTCGAGCAACTTCGCGTCGCCGTCAGCGCCGACCGTGATCGCGTTGCCGGCGCCCTTGACGAGCGAGCCGCCTTGACCGGTTGCCGGCTCTTTAATCATCAGCGTCGGGTCGCTCGCGTACTTCAGCGCGCGCCCGCCTTGCGAGAGCAGGTAATCGAGTTCGATGTTCGTGTCGATCGCCTTCGAGAACGTGCATTTGCCGTCGATGTCGTCGCCGCCTGGCAGGTTGCGAATCCAGACGATAGGCACGAAGCCGAGCGAGTGCGAGACCGAGCGCGAGGCGTCGCGCGTCATCGTTTCCGGTTCGTTGCCCTTTGCGACTGGCATCGGCTCGAACCATGATTCGGCGCTTTGGTCCCACTCGCGCCGAAACCAGAAGTCTTTCGCGAGGTCGTCGTCGCCGATCGGATAGCCGAGCGCCTTCAGTGCGCGGCCCTTCGTCTTGTAGAGTTCGACGACTTTCGCGAGCGAGTCGGGCGCGTCGTCTTGCCACACCGGCGTGAGGTATTGCGTGTTGAGCGCGTCGAAGAACAGCCGATTTTTCAGCACGCGCATCAGCACCGCGACCGAGCCGACCGCGCCGCGCGTCGCCGCGTCGATCATGGTCTCGTTCAGGTGACAATCCTTCGCGATCGCTTCGAGCGCTTCGGCCGCGTCGGGGTTCTCGCTCGTGACCTTCGGAAAGTGTTCTTCGGAGAACAGC